ATTACGGTATCAGGAACTAATGCAGATGGGCCTCGATGGGCCGGGCATTCAGGCTATTAGGGATTTACTCGAATATGCGGATTTACAACAGTCAAGCATTCCCCGGGCGGAATTTGAACGCTATGTTCAAAAAACCAAAAACTACATCATGCCTACATAGCCGCCCTGCTCACGCCAAAACTTCACGAGTTCTGTTGCTTCCTCGTAATGCTCGGGTTCAAACTCGATTTGAATGGCCTTGCGGACACCTTTTGCCATATCGTCCAGTTGGTCATCGATTTCCTCATCGTCCAACACGGAATAGTCCACGCTTGCGGACTTGAGTTCAGACGGGTCAAACGCCAACAGGTCGATGTTGAAGCCCGCATCACGAAGGTCTTGGATTTCCAACTCTAGCATCTGCTCGTCCCAACCGCTGTTGAGGGCAATCTTGTTGTCAGCAATGACATAAGCCCGTTTCTGAGCCTCCGTCAGGTGTGACAAGTCGATTGTCGGGACTTCGCGCATAGCCATTTTGATTGCGGCCTGATAGCGACCATGACCGGCAATGATGCCGTTCTCACCGTCCAACAGGATGGGTGAAGTGAACCCGAATTCCTTGATGCTAGAGGCAATCTGAGCCACTTGCAGTTCGCTGTGTGTACGGGAGTTCCGTGCGTAAGGAATCAGGTCACCGGTCTGTCGGTAAACGATCTTCAATTTTGTCATGTCTTGTCCTGTAGTTTATTTGTAGTGTTTTAATTTGTTCAGTGTGCTGTTAATGAGGTTTGCTATGTTGTCGACCTCGTTTTGCAGTTCTGAATCCTGTGGGAAACCTTTTGCTTGCCTGTAGTACTCGACCTCTTGTTTCAATGATTCGAGGTAGGGTATCGGTTCCATTGAAGGAACAGCATAGTTTGTAGGGAAACTGGTGAGCAGTCCGTATTTGCCTTGGAATGACTCTACAAACGAATCAATCAAGTCACCAACCTCACCATAAAACTCGCCTAGAGCAACGTGAATCGCATGGGTTTTCGCTACAAGGTGCTGAATGTGCGTCACTGTGACGCTGTTGAGAACACACACGGTGAAGTCCATCACCGGGTCCTGTGACGGAATCCGTGTCGCCTCTACGGTTGCTTTAAATTTGACCATGTGGCCTCCCTGTGAATTTACATTGTAATCCTACGAATTGTATCGTTCAAGACAGATAACTCGGTTTTTTTCAACACATTCCAAATACTTCTGCGACCGTGTATGCCGTTATGTGAACCTTGGTGGCAATCTTTACACAAAGGAATACACAGGTACTGCATGTGTTGTTCAACGTGGTGAGCATCGGATGGACCGGCCTGTCCGCATACCCCACAAGGCATTTCTTTCACTCTTGCGAGGTGTAGCCGCTCTGTAGCCGTCAGTTTGTTGTTCATTCGATCTCCACAACCATGTTGCCATTGGACTTGATGTAGTTTTTGGTTTTTTGAACATAGCGTTCAAATTCCGCCCGGGGAATGCTTGACTGTTGTAAATCCGCATATTCGAGTAAATCCCTGATAGCCTGAATGCCCGGCCCATCGAGGCCCATCTGCATTGTTTCCTGATACCGTAATGCGGCCTTGTGCAGGGAATCCTGAACCTTCTCACAAACAGGTAAAACCTCAGGTCCTACACCGTTCTTAGCCATCATTTCTGAGAGGTTCAGCACATCGACTAGTGTGCGCCAGTCGTGTATGGTTCCGGACCCTTTGACCATCGACTCTAAAGCCGCATATTCAGTGAACCGGAGTTTGTTGAGGGTCTGTCTAGGCGTGATAGCCGCGCCAATGATTCCGTGTTGTATTGGGTCAATCAAAGCCCAAATTTTGCGCTTTGTGTGTTTTCTCATTCGTGCGACCTTATGACCATACGCTCTGTTGCTTGGCGTGTGCGCCATATCTCGATGTCTAAGCGGGCCGCCTCGATTTTCCACTTGAGGGTTTCTTCTTCCTCAATAGCCGCCGCAAGGCCTTCCAACAGTTCCCTGTATTCCGGGTTGGCATAGGCTTCACGCTCTTGGGCGTTGGCGGCCTCGATGCCCTTGCGTAAAGCATCTTTCATCAGTAATGCTTTTTTTGACTTCCGAAATTCATCAAGGTAAACCCTGCGGCCCTTGGCGTTGCCGTATGACCCGGCATTCTCCCGGATGAACCGGGCTGATTCTTCAACGTTTTTCACGAATGACTCCTATTGCAAATAATGCTTCGTCAACACTGTTGACAACAGTTACTACACCTTTCCATTCCCTATGCCAAACAATTTGGTCTGAGGTCAATTTGCGTTCAGATGGAGGCTTTTTGCCGTCTTTGACTTCCATCAAAATATTTTCGTTTCGATAGCCGACAAGCAGGTCAGGACAGCCTTTGCCAACAGCCGACAGCAACTCTACGGATGCGCCAACAGACCTCAAGGCCGAAACGATTTGTGTTTGGTTTGCATCAATCCTTGCGGCGCGTCTCATACATGTTCCTTCTCAGAGTTTCAAGGGCGTGTTTGCCTCGTTTTTTTTCGATGTCAAGTTTTACTTGCTCCCACCAGGATTGCGCTTTCACGGACCCGACCTCGCCAATCTTTGCTTGGTAGCGTCTCACCCACTCCCGGGCTTCGCACAGTTCCATCCACTCCCGGTCCGCTCTTGTCGGTCTGTCGTCCATCATCTAAATCACCAGTTACGTTGAGTGCTTTGTGTATGTGATGAAAAGGAATCCTCTTGCCTTCCCTCACCATATCCAAAATTCTTTTTGCTTCAAGCAGGTTCATGCAATACCTCCCTCCACAAGCGGCGTTGAATGGCTGACAGTTGCTCACCTTCCAGTTCACGCTCTTTGAGTTTTACTGCCCAATGCTTCGGGTCTGTACCACCCCTTGCCAAGGACCGGAAAGCCTCCACTGCGGCACGTTTCTCTGCGTCAGTGACTACTCGGGCCGGTTGAGCAGGGGTTGCCTTGCGGTTTGACCTCTGAGCCGCCTTTGTTATTTCGGCATCAGTTATTGCGGGCCAATCCCGGACGTTTGACCATGCGTGTGCGGAACAGAGGTGGCCTTCACTTACGGCCCATCGGTTTGGACAACCATGCGCAGTGCACTGGCTTGCCCGGTCTTGGGCCATGTCATCTTCAATTTTGTTCACATAAGGTTTTGCGAAACTCATGATTTTGTCCTTGTAATTCTGTTTGCTTTGAGATTCTTGATGGTGACTCGTTTTGTCCAACAGTTTTGACAGTTCCACTTAGGACCCATCTCAATCCCGCCTTCAGGAGGCTTCATGACTTCGCACTTGTTGCAAAACTTAAATTTGTTTGCAGACTCTGTAGCGCCTAAATCAATTTGGGGCATCATGTGTTTTTCCCCTTAAGCATTGCCTCTGCCCAATCAACACCTTTTTGGAAATCGTAGCTGTGCTTACTTCTGCTCCAATCTTTATCAGTCAGCCCTACCCATGTGCGCTGTGCCAACTTGCAATCAGGATGGTGGTCAGTCCAAACGCAATTTGAATCGCAGAACTTTTCCCAAGGCTCATCCTTCGCTTTTTGCTGTGGTGGGGTGGTGTGAACAGTAAGAACGCCTGATTGTTTTGCCCCGCACTTGGTGCATTCGATGTCCATTGCGTATTTGTCAGGCTCATCCTTCGCTTCTAGTGGCTCATAGTCCAACCCCAACTCTCTAGCGTTCTCGGCTTTTCTTTCTAATGCTTCGTTTGCTAGTGCGGCTTTAATGGTGGTGATTGCCTTGTTAGCCTGATCAAGCGCATTCCGTTCATAGTCGCCATGCGTGCCATCAGTATCTAAAAACACATCGGTTAATTTATCTAGCGCCTCCAATGCAAGGCGTAATGCTTCGTCTTTGGTCATAGCGGTGCGTCCTCATAGTTGTCAGGGTTGAATCGAGGGACTCGGTTGCCTTTGTCCTTGGGGTTTGGGAACGGTGGGAAAGGCCAGTTTTTCATTTGTTGTATTTCCCATCAATAATTTTTGCGAAGTTGGATGCTTGGCAGACCCATTCAAGTGTTGGCTTCCATACACGGCCCTGTGACTCGAACCCGTCAGCAAGTTTTGTGTCACAAGCGATGTACATGAAAAAAGAATCCCACCAGTCCAAGCCTTCGGCCTGTGTGTTGTAGCCCTTAGGGGAATACTCAGAGGGCTTTGCCGCTTGTATCCAACGGTTTTTGAGGGCTGTCTGTCTTGCCCCTTCCCAAGTCCTTGGTTGCATGAGATGTGGCAACCGTTTTTTCCACAGTTCCAAAATCTGCCCATGCGGACAGTCGGGAAACGAAGTTTTCGACTTAGATGCTTTAGCATCTATAGATATTGGTTCTTGGTTCTCGGTTCTTGGTTCTCGGTTCTCGGTTCCTATTACCCCCTCAATAGGGTGGCTATCCGAGGGCTTTGCCCACCTCTTTGCGGCCCCTCGTTTACCGGCCTCAATGAACCCTTGAAACTTGGCAATCTCATCATCGCACCGGGAGTGATGCCAACATCCATCGTCTTGCAGGGTGAAAAATTCTTGCAAGATTGCCGTTATCAAGGCCTCGTGTTGCCCCATGCGGACACGCCTTGAAACTTGCTTCCCATCGTTTGGGATTGGTTTTTCAGAAGTGTAGTAAAGGTCCAACAGCCGCCGGTAGGCGATGTCTTCCTCGATGCTCAAGTGAGCAGTGTCGGCGATGTAGTCCCCGACATGAAAGGGATAGTGGAACATAAATTTTCTCCGTCTGTCCTCCGCTGAAGAAACACCGGAAAGTGGGGAGGCTCACTGTTCAAACTGCTCATGACTTCAGTTCTATCCGGGTTCGGTCGAAATTATGCCCCGGTCCCGTGCACCTCGGAAAATATATTTTTTTCCAACACGAAAATGCGAGGTGCAACGATTGCGATGACCCCGAACCGAATATGCAAGCAAAACACAAAATTGCTTAAACGTGCGATTTTTGCTGTTCTTGCTGATTTCAAAAATCAAGCATTTTGCTCATCGAACAAATTGCATTGACATTCCCCTACGTTTCAGTTAGGTATAAAAAAAGTTCTTGCCGAAATTATTTTTGGCATCAGAATTCTATTCATGCCTCGAATTTCTTGAGGTCTTTAAAAGGAAACGAAATGAGCAAACCAACCATCAGTCGCATCTACACAGGCCTGTACTATTTCACAGGTTGGATTTCCAAAAGCCTCGTCCAATACAGCATCTTGCAAACAAAGCAAGGATGGGTCGTCACCAAGGTTTTTGGTGATGGTCGCGAATTCCCAACAAACTTCCCCACAAAACGCGCCGCCATAGCCGCTATCACGGCCTGATGACTTATCTTGAAGCCCGTACAGCGGGCTTTGAGATGTGCCATCCGGTACATCACAACTTTGCCCCTCAGGGGTCTTTATTACAGGAAACTAAAATGGCTCACTTAATCGAAACAAACGAACTCACAGGCAAGTCTGAGATTGCTTATGTAGGCGCGAAACCTTGGCATGGCCTCGGTCAGGACCTCTCCCCCAATGCCCCCATCGAGGTGTGGCGTAAAGAGGCCGGACTGAACTGGGATGCAGAGGTCACACCCGTGCTGTTCAAGCCCAATGACTCTTTGTCCTCAATGGTCGCTGTCACAGGCCGCAAGGTCATCTATCGCAACGACACAAACAAGCCTTTGGGTGTCGTGACAGACCGTTACCGCATTCACCAACCCGGTGAGATTCTCGACTTTTTCAACACGCTTGTGTCTTCAGCCGGTTTCACCCTCGAAACAGCCGGTTGCATCAGTGGTGGCAAACGTATTTGGGCCTTGGCTAACGTCAACAAAGAGGCCTGTGTGTTGTCTGATGACGCTGTGCGTGGCTACTTGTTGCTGTCAACCAGTTTCGATGGTTCAACAGCGACTATGGGCCAGTTCACAAGTGTGCGTGTTGTGTGTAACAACACCCTGTCAATGGCAGACCGAGAATCAGCCCCAAGCCGTGTGTCAATCACTCATGGCGCACGTTTCGATGCAAGCATGATGCGTGACCGCCTTGGCCTTGTCGTAGGCGGGTTCGAGGGAATGATGGACAACTACCGCAAACTGGCCCGCGCCGGTGTTAACAGCAACTTCGTGAAGTCTTTTTTGACAGAGTTGTTCCCACCTACAGAGCAACTCGTAAAAGTGCCCGGAGTGCTTCAGAAACAAACCTTGTTGACCGACAGCCGGTCCTATCGCAAGGTGTTGGAGTTGTTCGATGGTAAGGGCATGGGGGCAGACCTCCCGGGTTCTAGCGGCACGAAGTGGGGCCTGTTGAACGCTGTCACTCAGTTTGTAGACCATGAGCGAGGCCACAACGCTGACACCCGCATGACCAACGCATGGTTCGGTGACGGCAACCGTCTCAAGTCCCAAGCAGAGGCCTTGTTGTTGGCGTAATCAACGGGGCTTCGGCCCCTCAAAGGAAACAAAATGAAATACATGACAGAAAAAGAGTTTGATTCCATGAAGTGGAACGTGATTTGGTTCGCTGTGTACGCCATTGGCATCGCAGTGGTTGTCCTCGATTTGTTTGTGTGGAGGCCATGATGGAGTGGTCTTTTGAAATGGAACTACCTTCAACAGGCGATGAGGTGCTTGTTGAGTACGAATACCTTGAGGCTGACCCGTCTTTTGGGCAGTCTGAAGGTTACGACTACTCAATCAGCATTGATGAGGTTGAACTCTCTTATGCCCTTACTGAGCAAGACTATGAAATCATTAACGCCAAAATTGAAGCCCATCACACCCTGCAACGTCAAGCAGACGCTGACGAGGCCGCCATTGCTAGATGGGAGAGCAACAATGACTGAGTTCGTCACAACCAAGTCCGGGATTGTCATTGGGTCCCGGTTTACAACGCCCAGAGTTCTTTCCCATGAGGAATTATTTTGGCAAGCCGTTCTGTTGGGGGTCCTATGACCTATGAATACAGAAACATTGTGGATGAGGCTGAGTCAATCGCAAAACGAAAATATGAAGGAATGTTTCGCGAAGACGCATTGGCCTATGAGGTAGGCTTGTTGAGAGGTGTTGTAGAAACTCTCTGCAAAATTCTCAACATTCAAGACAAAACAATTGAAGCACAGATCGTAGTAATTGACGCATACAAAAGGACACTAAATGACTGAAGAAACAACTTTCCCAACAGACGCAAACGATGATGCTGTCGTGTACAGCGCATTTGTTCGCGCACAACGCAAATTCAAAAAAGCCCTCAAAAAAGTCGAGAACACTCACCTCAAGAGCCGCTATGCGGACCTGTCAGAGTGCATTGATGCTGTGATTGACGGCCTCCATGACGAGGGCTTCGGCCTGACCCAATGGGCCGAAACAAAGGACAACGGCGTGTTCGTCAAGACCGTCATCATTCACGAGTCAGGCGGCCTGTTGGTCCTTGGTGAATTGCACTTGCCTGTGGCTGATTCCCGCCCTACAGCCTTTGGTAGCGCATTGACGTATGCCCGCCGCTATTCGCTGATGTCGAGTTTCGGCCTCGCACCAGTAGACGATGACGGCATGGCGGCCTCTGTCAAGACAGAGTTCATGCTCCCGGAACACGAATTGACAGATCACCTGACCAACATCATGTCAGCAACAGACGGTGAAAGCCTCAAAGTGGCGTATTTCGCCGCCTATGAAGCCGCCCGCAACGACCTTGTGTCTCAAAAGAAAATCATCGCCGCCAAAGACAAACGCAAAAAATCATTGGGAGAAAAATGATGGACAACTTGATTGACGCTTATGAAGCCCTTGTTGTGAATTTGAGAGGGGAAATTCGAACATTGATACAAGATTCAGATGAAAGAGCATCTGTAAACGCTCAGGTCATCAACGGTTTGTTTGCTTTTATTGTCAAGCACTGCGGGACCCATTCTGCCCTCGAAATTGCAAAACAATTAGACGAACAAAATCCTGATGAATCACTTGTTGATTATGTTAACGACATATTTGGAGGCGAATGATGGACCAAAGAACAGACGATTGGTTCGCCGCCCGCTTGGGCAAGGTGACAGCCTCGCGCATCGCAGACGTTGTCGCCAAGACCAAGTCAGGCCCCTCTGCAAGCCGGGCCAATTACATGGCTCAGTTGATTGTCGAACGCATGACCGGCAAGCCAACTGAGTCCTACAGCAACTCTGCTATGCAGTGGGGTACTGACACCGAGCCACTGGCCCGCGCCGCCTACGAAATGGCGACCGACTACATGGTGGACGAAGTTGGATTTGTTGAACACGAATCCTTGTCTATGTGTGGCGCATCCCCGGACGGCCTTGTCGGTGAAAAAGGGCTGATTGAGATTAAGTGCCCTAACACCTCTACACATATCGAAACCCTCATCAACGGGACGATTGACAACAAGTACATGCTACAGATGCAGTGGCAGATGGCGTGTACTGACCGGGAATGGTGCGACTTTGTGTCGTTTGACCCCCGGATGCCTGAGCCGCTTCAACTCAAAATCATTCGCGTCAACTTCAACGAGATGCTAGTGACTGACTTGGAAAATCAGGTGGAACAGTTCTTGAACGAAGTGCAAGAAAAAGTGGAATTTCTCAACAACCTAAAG